ACATGGAAGATCAAAGGTTATTTATGATCATCCAAAATTAGAAAAAGTATTAGGACCATCTCTAGGCATCATGCTCTATCAAGAAGATGTTCTTGGTGTATCTAGAGAATTAGCTGGTTTTTCTTCCGCAGAAGCTGATGACTTAAGAAAAGTTATAGGCAAAAAGCTTATGGACAAAATAGCTTTGTTTAGGCAAAAGTTTGTAGAAGGATGCGTTAATACTTCTGGTCTTTCAGCCGAAAAAGCCAATAAAATATATTCAGACATTGAGTACTTTGGTGGATATGGATTTAACAGAGCTCACGCAGCTAGTTATGCAATGATTTCATATGTTACTGCGTACTTAAAAGTTAATTATACTGCTGAGTATATGGCTGCACTTATGAGCTCTGTGCTAGGTAATAAAGAAAAACAACCTTTATATCTTTCCGACTGTAGAAAATTAGACATTAGAGTACTGCCACCCTCTATCAATAAATCAGGAAAAGACTTTAATGTCTTAGATGATCATAATATTATCTTTGGATTGTCTGCAATAAATGGGATAGGTGACTCTATAGCGGAATCAATTATTAACTGCAGAGATTCTGATAAACCTTATGAAAACATATACGATTTCTTTAGGAGATGTGATCCTGCAATCCTTAAAAAATCAACACTTGAGCATCTAGCTACTTCTGGGGCAATAGATGAGCTTATTGAGTACGATAGCAGTATTGAAATTCAAAGACGAGAAGAACTATCTCTTTTGGAAAAAGAAAAAGAAGAGCTAGGGATTTACGTATCAAAGCATCCTATGGAAGGATTAGTTGAGGCTATTGCCCCACAGATAGATAGTGAAATTATTGATGTCCTAGAAGGACATAATGGATCCAATATAAGAATTGGCGGAATTATTACATCTGCAAAAAAACTAATCACTAAAAAAGGTCAAAAGATGTTTAAACTACTAGTTGAAGATCTTACGGCTGAAGTAGAAATTATCATTTTCCCTAGAGAAGCGAAATCAATAGATGACAACTTCTTTTCAAATGGTGATGTTTTTATTTTTTCTGGATCTGTAAACAGAGAAAATGATGACGAAAAATCAATAGTTAAAATTTTCTATAATTCATGTCAAAAAGTTGACACCGATAAAGCTATAGGCGTTAAATCGATAATGCTTGAGCTAAATTCAAATCCATCTTTAGAATTAGTTGAAAAACTTTGTGATATAATAAACGTAACTAATGGTTCTGCATATGTATATATTCAATATGTCGAAGATAATAAAAAAATAACTTTTAAATTTAATAAAACAACTTCATTAAAAATAGAAGACAACTTAAAAGAAATAATAAGAATAGGAAATTAAAATGAGTTTACCAGGAACATATTTAAATCCAACCGAAAAACCCTGCTGGTCTTTCTGTTCATCCTGCAATAGGTGTCAAGATAAAGGTAGATACTCAAAGTGCAGAGATTGTAGTGGAAGATATGACCCACTTGGAAAAACAGATCCACATCCAGAGGATTTTTGTGATTGTAGAAATGGTGTTTTAAGATGGAAAACCCAAGAGGGTAGATTGATTATGACTAGATTTAAAACAAATCCTTTTAAAGGAACAGTTAAATATGATAAGAAGTCTGAAGACGAAAGAGACTGGGACTCTTACGTTAATGATATGAGAGAAAAAATGAACGATCCAAATTGGAATCCAATTACGATTGTAGATGAGGATTAAAATGAATAAGACTGAAATAGGTAGTATTAAAAAGAATGACATTAAAATCATAGAATATGGCGATTCTACACATTCATACGCTGACAATTTTTTTGTTCAATCTGGCCCTATAGGTTTTTGGGCTACTAAAAAAGAACTTCAAGATTTATATGATGTATTAAATTACTATTTAAATATAGAAGTTTTCTCAGAATGCGAGGTGCAAGTTGATTAATGCAGGATGGCCTTACAATGAAGATGATCACATGGAACTTGGAGAAAGTGGTTGGATTCCAGTTGGAGAAGGCATATATAAGAATAAATATAACGATCACATAATTGATGAATTAGGTCGAGAATATGATGAAAAAGGATTATTAATTTATGATCCAGAACAAGAGAAAGAATAACGAATGCCAATTTCAATTAAATCTATAGATGAAATATCTGATTTAGAAAAATTATCTTTAGTAGATTTTAGTTACTCTAGAATAGATACATACAAGAGTTGTCCATCAAAGTATTTCTATACTTACATTCAAAAAGAACCACGAGGTTTTGCAGAAGCAGCGACTCTTCGGAAATATAGTTCATTCTGTTTTAGAAACATGTATAGAGCCAGAAACTAAGTTAAATTATGACGAAATGCGTAACTTATACGCTGAAAACATTACTTCTTACGATCCAGAAAATAAAATATCAAAGGTATTGATTGAAGCTGGCAGTCAGATTATTGACGAATTCTATGATGAGTATCAAGACACTATCTTTGATGTTTATGACAAAGAATATGGTTTTGCTTATGTTATTGGATCATACTTAGTTGTTGGCTATATAGATAGGGTTGATTTTGTAGATGATAATAATATTAAAATTATAGATTACAAAACAGGAAAATGGGAAGTAACACAAAAAGATGTTCCAAAGAACCTGCAGTTGGGCATATACGCTCTTGCTATGTCAAGAGCCTTTCCAGACAAGACTATTACGGCAGAATTACACTATTTAAGGTCTGGAAGAAAAAAGGGACACACCTATTCTGCTGAGGATTTAGAAGAAGTTAAAGTTAATATTTTGGATTCAATATCTCAAATTGTTAATGACAAATCTTTTTTACCAACTAAGAATGAAAGAATTTGTAGCTACTGCGACCACGCACAGTCTGGTGCCTGTAGCACTGGTGTCTTCAGAATGAAGAAAAAAGCTAAAGCTTAATCAAATAAATTAGGGCATAAAAAAACCCCCCTCTAATCGAGGGGGGTAATTTTTGTTTTAATTAGAAGGAAATTTCTTCGTTTCCAAGTACTGGGAACTCAGCTGCATTTGCAACGAGGTCAAAGTCGCTTTCACTAACAACCTTTGTAGCTTCCTGATGTGAATAACCATTGGCTTGGAGGTTACTAATGACTGTTTCATTAATTTCCATATTGATGGTACTGATGAGTGTTTCTAGTGTTGTATTCATGGTGTTTATGTTACCTTCTGTTTTGTGAATCTGCAACCTTTTTTGCAGATTTCTTGTTTTTTTTTAATTTTTACTTTATAATTAGTAGTAGTTCTTATTACGCATAGAGGATATCATGAAAGACATATTGGTTGTCAAGCCAGAAGACTATTTTTTGCAAATTTCTCCACTAAGGAAAAATCCGGATTTCAAAAAGTCTTTTGCACTAGACATGGAAGAAAACATTATACAGGACAAAGTGGTGAAAAAGGGCGGTAAGGGAAATTCTTACAGGCACACAAACACTGGCTATCGAAGTGATCTAGGTATTAACTTAAGGTCAAATTGGGAAGCTAATTTTGCTAGGATACTAAATAAATATAAAATAGAATTTCAATTTGAACCAGTTGTTTTCCCCTTCCCAATTAAAAAGCGGAACAAAGGCGTATACTCCAGACTTTTTTATGGACAAAGATCAATCTTGGGTAGAAATTAAAGGATATCTAGATGACAAAAGTAAGATCAAATTAAAAAGATTCAAAAGATATTATCAAAAAGAATTTGAAAAATTAACATTTATAATCAGCAAGTATTCGACTGACGCTAAAAACTTCGCACAAGAAATAGAAATTCCATATGTGATGTTTTATGAGGATATCAAAAGCACATACGCTGATAAAATATTTTATTGGGAAGGAAAGTAGATGGCAGCTTATAAGGAGCAGTACTACAATCTTGCGGAAGACGAGATGCAAGATCTAATAGCAAAAGCTAAAACAGGTAATCAAAAAGCACAGGTAGAGCTGTTAAAGGTTTTTAATAACTTTTTAACTAAGTATACAACAATGATTTACTACGGAAAGTATAATCTTAATGACTATGACATTAGAAGATTCACTTCACTATTCGTTAAGGATTCATATGTAAGATTTGCATTAATGAAAAACAAATTAAACACAGCTGGATACAAGCATGTTAATGAATGCTTACGACGGCATCACTTATATGGCAAAAAGATATGGTGACGAAGAAGATGTTAGACAGACAGTAGACATGACCTTTTTTCAGTGTATAGCTAGATATCAAAGAAGAGATTCTGAAAAGGGTCCAATTCCATTTAGTGGCTTTTTGTATAGTTACTTTTTCTACCTGCTAAAAAAGAATGTTGATACATTTTTAATTGATCAACTCGGAAGAAAAAGTTTTCCCCTTCTTGATGATGAATCTAATGAAGACGACCAAGATCAGGGTTCGCCTGGATTTAAGGCACCAGCTATTGATGTAGATATGGATAAAATGCTAGCCACAGAAGACATAAACGAATTTTGGGTTTTAGGAGAAAGTTGTTCACAACCATTCGATCAACTTAGCACCCAAGAAAGACAACTCTTAAAGTGGAGATACATAGATGGTCTTAGATCTAGTGAGATTAGTAAGAAAATCACTGAGCATCCAAATACAGTTAGAGAACACTTATCAAAAGTACGCCTTAGAATAAGGGATATTGTGGTAAACTCTAACCTAGAAGATATTATGTACATTTTGAAACCAAAAGAAGGTAAGAATGAACCTGCAGTCGATGCAGAAACTAAATGAGTTACTGTCTGAATTTATTGATCCTCAAATAAGAGAGGTTGTTGAAGCATATGCTTCAGGAAATAAAGACGGAGATTATTTCATTACGATTCCAGATATGGATGTAGTAGACCTCACCATTGGTCAACTGGCTTCTTTGGTGGCTAGAAGCTCTAATGTCTATGGTCGAGTTACTCGCTTTGCTGGAATGGCTAGAGCGCACTATAAAATCATTGAAGGTAGATACAAGAAGGTCTACAAGGCTAATAGGGTGGGTAAGAACGAGGCAGAGAGAGAAGCTAATGCTCTAGAAGCTGCTGAGAACGAATATATGGCCCTGGTAACAGCAGAAGCAATAGTGAACCTAGCAGAGTCGATGGAGTCTGCAGCTAGAATTTCGTCTGAGTCATGCAGAAAGCTGATAGACAAAGTTCAGACAATGCAGATAGCATCGTCAAGAGAAGAAAAAGGTTTTTATTCTGAAAATGATTTTAGAACCTATTAAAGAAAGTATTTTATGTATATAGGACATTATAAAGCAGTTAATTCTACAGATGAGTTTTATTCAAAAGTAAGAAAATCTTTAGACTTTCCGATGCAAGTTGAATTAAAAGGTTTGAGATATTTACTTCATTCAACATATATAGCTTCATCTCCAACCCAAGAAAAAAATATAATAGACGCAGCAAAAAGATTTAATATTAAGTCTAATGTAGAAATAGAATAACTTTATGCATATCGAAGTTTTTTGTGATGGGGCTTCTAGGGGGCAAGGTCAGAAGAAAGACAGTGACGCTGCTTGTGCTGTTGTTGTCTATAGAAACAGAAAAAAGATAGCACAGTTTGCTAGAGGTTTAGGATCGCGTTCTAATAATGAAGCTGAGTATGAAGCAGTTATAGCGGGCTTATTAATATGTTCAATGGCAGATTTTTCTAATCCAATTATCTATACCGATTCAGCTGTAGTAGCAAATCAAATAAATGGTAAATGGCGCTGCAAAAATGAATCATTAATACCACTGTTAATGACTGTTGAAGACATTAGGGAAGAGTTTAACTTTAAAGTGGTTCAGGTGCAAAGATCTTTTGTTTGGGAACCAGACGCTTTGGCTAATGAATTTTTAGACACTTTAGAGCAAAGAAAATCCATTGACAAGAAAGACCATGTGCTATAATGGAAAATATGATTGACATGAAAAACTACGATATCAATAGTCCGCTTATTATAGGATTGGCTGGAAAAGCTGGTTCTGGTAAGACTTCTGTTGCAGAGCAAATAGTTCCCAAGGGTTCTGTGGACACATTTAAATATGGATTTAACTGGGATCATATATTCTTTGCTCTTCCTTTATATGAACTAGCTTCTATTAAAAAGAATATTATGGGAATTAACGAAAGCTCAAGAAGAATGTATGCAATACACGAAGTTCTTTATGATCTTTTTGGAGGATCTCCAATAGCAAATGTTCCTAGCTATCCAAAACTTGTATCTATGGTAGAAGAAATAGCTTCAATGAGAATAGAGCCAGAAGGGGTAAAACCTAGAACTTTCTTGCAAAAATCTGGTGATGTGTGTAGAATATTTGATGAAGATTGTTTTGCTAATTGGGGAGTTAGAAAGTCCAAGCAATTGCATTACAAGCACATAAGAAACTCTAGAGATTTAGAGCTAGATGGTCAAATTGAGGATATTAACCCATTTGCCGTTGTTATATCAGACGTAAGATTTGAAAATGAAGCCAAGGCAATATTAGAGCAGCCTAATGGTATTCTTATAACATTCGATGCTTCTAAGAATACACTGGATGAAAGAATTCTCAAGAGAGATGGAAAACTTATGAGCGAAGATCAAAAGTCCCATAAGTCAGAGCAGTACATAGATTTAATTAAAGATATTTCTACATATGTTATCAATACAGATAACATGACAATAGAAGAACAAACAGAAGCAACAATAAACGCTATAGAAAGTATGAAGAAAATCAATGCCTAAGATAACAAAAACAGCCCTAGAACAATCAATAGATAGTCCTTTGGATCAGGTCATTGGGGCTGTTGGTGGGGAAATAACCATCTCAACTAGTCCCGTCTTAATTTGTGGCGTAAACAGAAAAGTTAACATTGGAAACTTTGAAAACGTAGACGTTTACGCAGCCATATCACTACCCCTTAATTCTGTATCAATCGAGGACCAAGAAGCCCTCTCAGATGCAGTTAAAGAGGCAGCAGCATATGGATTTGGTCTAGTCTCTAGAGAGACTGGTGAAAGATACCAGCTTATAAAAGAAAACCAGCAAGGCAAGTAATACTTGCATTTAGTTTTTTAAAGCTGTACAATATTAAAACAACAAATTAATTACGAGGTAATAAAATGAAAAAGTTAGCTAAAAAACTTACTGGTTTTCTACTTAAATTTAAAAAGAAAAACAGTAAAAATCCACAAGATGCACTCATCAATTCAGTTATTGATAACATTGTAGAAGATGTGGTCGAAATTGCTGAAGTCGTTGAAGAAGCGGTTGAGGTTGTAGTGGAGACTGCTGTGAAAGAAGCAGAAAAGGTCACAGAAACAGTTAAGGAAAAAGCTCCTAAGACTACTCCAGCCAAAAAGGCTCCCGCAAAAAAGAAGGCACCAGCTGCTTCAGCGGAAGCAAAGCCAAAGGGAAGACCTAAAAAAGCTTAACATTTAGGTAAACGCCCCCATTTGGGGGCTTTTACTTTTTTACACACTTAGTTACTATTATAAGAGTGTTTATAGCTGTTTTTAGGATTTTGTATGGCGGATAAAAAATTGATTAGCCCAAAGCAAGTTCAATCTGTTATGGCCCAAAAGTCTTGGTCATATGTTCCAGGTCCTAGAATGGGAACCAATAACTATATGTATGGAATTGAGTTAAAAGACCTCAAAAAAACAAGTAACAAAAAGAAAGCTAAATAATGTTAAAAATTAGCAATAAAATTGTTCTTGGAGGTTTTCCAAGAATGTCAATGCAGAAGTTTAACGGAATAATGATGTTAGATCCAATTGATAAAAAGAAAAAGACTTCTAATAAAAAAGGTAAGAAAGCAAATGGCAGCAAAAAAAATGCAACCACAAAAAGATCCTAAATTAGACAAGAACTACCAAATTGATGCCTTTTGGATGACTACCAACAAAGAAGTTAAAAAGTCTTCAAATACAGCAAAATTAAAAAACGGTAATAAGAAGAAGTAATCTTTATGGCCTCTAAAAAAGATTCCCGCTTAACTAAAGCTGGCGTTTCAGGATACAATAAGCCTAAGCGCACTCCTAGTCATCCAAAGAAGTCTCACGTAGTTGTGGCTAAGGTTGGCGATAAGGTAAAGACAATTAGATTTGGTCAGCAGGGTGTGTCTGGATCTCCTAAAAAACAGGGTGAGTCAAAGTCATACGCAGCTAGAAGAAAGTCTTTTCAAGCCCGACACGCCTCCAACATTGCCAAAGGACCGATGTCCGCAGCATACTGGGCAAACAAGGTAAAATGGTAATTAAATGGAAGCTATTTTTGTCGCACTTATAGCAGCTGTTGGAGGAATTTTAGCAGCTCTTGTGCAAAAAGGTCGTAAAGAAAACAAGAATGACCACAACGTGGTTGCAAACTTGCTTGTGAATGTAAAGGATGATATTATTCATTTACATCAAAAACTAGATCATTTAGATGATCAAGTTGATAAGGTCGACGATAAGATTGATGTACATCTTAAATCTCATCGGAGAAAATAATACTAGTATTAAATCAAGGAGAAAATAAAATGGCAGCAAAGAAAATGTCAAAAGGCGGAAGCGTTTCTGCACCAGAGCCAAGCGTAAGCGCAGGACAAGCAAAGATGGTCGTTCGTCCAATTAAGAATTCAAAGGGTAAGACCATTGAAAAGAAGGGTACATCAGCACCGAAGCCTGCAGCAAGCGCTGGTCAAATGAAAGTTGCAAAGCGCCCAATCAAGAGCACCAAAGGTAAGATTATCGGTTAATTAGCTCTATTGAGCAATTAATATAAAAGTTTATGCTTAAGTGTATAATTGGGGATGGTACTATATAGGTATCATCCCCAATTGATTTCTATCGAAAAGGAAATAAAATGGCTACTAAGAAAAGCTCGTCAGACAAAAATTGGATCCAGGGAGCAATCAAAAGACCTGGAGCATTTACCAAGAAGGCTAAAAAGGCTGGAAAATCAGTATCTGGTATGGCTGCTGCCGTGACTAAAAATCCAGGAAGATATAGCAAGTTGACCGTTCAGCAAGCAAACCTTGCTAAGACATTAAAGAAAATTAATAAAAAAGGAAAATAAAAATGGCTAAGAATACTGGTAAAAATAAGGCAGCTGCTTCAAACAAGAAGAACAACACAGCTCTTAATGCAGGCGCAAAGAAATTGAATAACACTACTGACGGAAACAAGTCTGTTCCAGGCGTCAAAAAGTGGAGTTCAGCAAAGACAATGGTTCAAACTTTTACTTCTAACAAGAAGATGAAGAAACCAACAAAATAATTATTATAATCAATAAAGGAAAAATATTATGGCAATGAAAAAAGCATCCGCAAAAAAAATGATGGCTAAGCCAGCTAAAGCATCTAAGCCAGTAGCAAAAACTGCTGGATTAACAGCAGGACAAAAGAAACTACCAGCATTTATCCAAAAGTCTATTATGGCTAAAAAAGGTGCTAAGAAAAAATAATGGCAAAAGTAAATAAGCCAACTAAGCCCTCTCTTTGGTCTACAGCTAAATCGCAAGCTAAATCAAAGTTTGATGTCTATCCTTCAGCCTATGCTAACGCATGGGCTGCAAAGAAGTATAAGGCTATGGGCGGTGGTTGGAAAACTACTACAACCAAAAAATCTAGAAAGAAGTAGCAGTATGCCAGGTCCCAAAGGTGTTGGTTTAACCAAGTGGTTTGATCAGAAATGGGTCAATATTGGTGCGCCTAAGAAAAAAGGTAAATACCAACCCTGTGGGACCTCTGGCGTTGGGGGCACTGGCTATGCTAAATGCGTACCAGTGAATAAAGCAAAGTCTATGAGTGCAGCACAAAAGAAAAGCGCAGTCTCTAGAAAAAGAAAGTCTGGCACTCCAGAAAAAGGAGTTAAAGGCCAGGCTCCAAAAAACGTAGCTACTTTTTCCAAAAAGAGTAATAAGAAAAAATAAAATGTCAGAAGAAAACTTCAGTGGCTTTATGCCGATGATAGATAAATTAAAGATCACTAAAGAAATACCAATGTTGAATACTGACGGCGAATTAATAAATGCCCACACAATAACCATAACTACTAGAGATGAAGTAGATTATGTTTTTAGTATAAACAACTATGACCTAATGAGATTGTCTTTTTTAATACAAAAAGTGATAGGCATAGAATAGTGAATCAAACTGCATTTTTTGCCTTGATTGCATTAATGTATGCCTCTTTCCTTTGGAGAAAATAGTCTCCAGACGCCTATGCTAGGCGTTCTTAATTCTGGATTTAATCATTACCTCATGCTATAATTGTGTCCTAACTTATAGTAGAAGAGAGAAACTGTGAGCGAAACAGCCTGGACATGGCTCCTTTTTGCAATGGAGCTTATTGGCGTTTACGGAAGTTACCAAGTAGGAAACAAAAAATGGTATGGCCATATGATTGTGGCTTTACATTCTGTTCCTTGGGCTTTGTATTCAATTGCATTTAACAAGCCAGGATTTATGGCTATGTGGATTTTGTGGCAGTGGGTTCACTGGAGAAACATGTTTAAATGGAGAAGCAAAAATGCAAAATAAAAAAGTATCTATTATCTTAACTTCATATAATAATCCAAAATATTTGAGAAGAGCTATAGATTCAGTTTTAAATCAAACATATGATAACTTTGAGCTTATCTTAGCTGATGACAATTCTTCTGATAAAGAAGTTATAGAGATTATTAACGATTATTTAAATCACCCAAAAGTAATAGTCTTTATATCTCAAATTAAAGAAGAAGATAGGTTGAAGACAGCACGTTATGCCACCCAAATTAATACTGGCGTCGTACAGTTCTCTAGTGGTGATTATTTAATGTACTTAGCGGATGATGATTACTTCTATCCAACAATGTTAGAAAAAATGATGCCCTTTGTGCATAAAACAAATTATGATGTCGTTTTTTGCGCTCAGCATGTAAAGGATACCGATGATAACATTGATGGAGGGGGAATCGATGGAAGAGGTGTTAGGTTCTTTACAGAAGCACTTTCTCGAGGTGCTGACAAATTAGATCATAATCAAGTTATGACTAGTAGAAAAAGCTTTGATGCTGTAGGCGGATGGAACGACGAAGAATGGTGTTGGTCTGGAGCAGATGCAGCTTTCTATGATAGACTAGAAAAAGCTGGATACATGTTTTATCCGATAGATACAAATGAGCCACTTCAGGCTAAAATGTATAGAGAAAATTCAGTTCAATGGAATATGACAAATGGCTTAAGTCCAGTTGGAAAGGCTGATGAAAATGTCAACTAATTTTTGGGCTGTAGGAATGGCCAAAGATGAAGGTGATATCATTGATCACACCATGTATCATTTTGCTGCAAATGGTGCAGCTGGAATAATAGTTTCTGACAATCTTTCTAAGGATGACACTAGAGAAAGAATGGAAGAAGCTAAAGCTAACATAGCAAAGTATAATCCAAATAT